TTTCTGGAACACCTGGCGCAGTAAATGGTATAACACAGACACAATTATTAGGTGAGTTTGAAATTATAGAAGTTCTTTCTACATCACAATATATTATTACCACGACAGGTACAGCTTCTTCCGCTAGTACTGTAACTGTAACTGGGACAAATGCTTCTTACGAAATTAATACTAAACCTGCTGTGTCCGTAGCTGGGTATGGATGGGGCACAGGCACATGGGGATTATCTACATGGGGCACATCACGTGCAGGTATTACAGGTGCTGATGCAGTTCAATTAGATTCAGGTAAGTGGTCTTTTGATAACTGGGGAGAAGATGTTTTATGTCAACAATTTAATGGTGGACTTTATTACTGGGATACATCGGGTGGTGTAAGTGTTCCAGCAGTAAAATCCACAGTTACTAACGCACCTACACGAAGTAGATTTGTTTTAGTTTCTGGTACAGATCGTTTTGTTATATGTTTTGGTACGGAAGAAACAATTGCTACTACTTCTAGTCAAGATGACATGTTTATTAGATGGAGTTCACAAGATAATCCTAACGTATGGGTTCCTACATCTACAAATACGGCTGGATTTCAAAGACTTACAGACGGAAGTAGATTAGTAAGTGCAGCACGTTCACGTGGTGCCGTTTTAATATGGTCGGATACAGCTTTATATCAAATGCAATTAATTGGTGCTCCTTTAGTTTTTGGTTTTACTCAACTAGGTGCTAAATGTGGATCAGCTGGATTACACGCAGCGATAGATGTTAATGGAACTGCTTATTGGATGGGTCGTGATTCTTTCTTTGGGTTTGATGGTAAGGTTAGTAAAATTCCTTGCTCAGTAGAAGATTATGTATTTGGTGATATTGATGAAGCATCCCAAAAAGATACTTTTGCTGCAGCTAACAGTGAATTTAATGAAGTTACTTGGTTTTATTGTTCTAGGGGATCTTCCCAAATAGATAGATGTGTTACGTACAATTATGAAGAAAAAGTTTGGAGTGTTGGAACACTAGACCGTACGTCATGGGCAGATAAAGGTGTATATGATTTTCCTTACGCGACAAGTTATGAAGCTTCAAACACATCATCTACTATTACAACTATTAATGGATTAACTGCCGGAAGAACTTTTATGTATGCGCAGGAAAATGGCGTTAATGCTGATGGTGCTGCTATGACTTCTTATGTAGAATCAGGAAGCTTTGTCATACCACAAGCAGGAGAAAACTTAATGTCTATTAGACGTTTTATACCTGACTTTAAAAACTTAGCAGGTACAGTAGATGTATCTTTAAAGTTTAGATTGTATCCAACATCAGAACAAATTACTAATGGGCCACATGAGGTGGCAACTACTACTGAATTTGTAGACACACGTGCACGTGGCAGGCAAGCTGCTGTACGTATTGAAAGTAGTACATTAGATTCAACATGGCGTTACGGCACTTACCGTGCTGACGTACATCCAGACGGAAGAAGATAATGGCACAAATAAATATTCCACGTTTGCCTCAAGCTCAGGCTAATTATGATGAAAGACAACTTAACCAAATGATTCAATCATTGGATCAATTAATAACATTGCTTAACAGTACTTACACACCGGAAACGTTGCGTAATGATGATGAAGCGTTTGCGTGGTTCAGTGGGTAACGTATATACAAACGCTAAAAAGGATTTAGCTACAAATACTGACCCTGTTGTATTGTATACAGCACCAGATAAGGTACAAGCTATAATTAAATCTATTCGAGTTAGTGATGACTCAGGTTCTGGTAGTACTATTACAGCTACTATTACGGATGTAGGTACAAATGTGTTTAGTTTGGCGTATAATGTGGCTGTAGCAGCCAATACACCAGTTGAATTATTGACCGAACCTCTTATTGCACAGCAAGGAGAGATAATTACTGTAACACCAGGGCATGCAGATAGGCTACATGTGGTACTTTCGGTGCTTGAAATAACAAATAATACTTGATATAAGGAGTAAATATGCCTATAAAAGATGATAGTGTAATAGAATATGTAGAGATCAACGGGGAACAAGTTCCTAAGGTTGTTGTTCCTGCAGAAATAACTATTACCAATACGCTAACAGGTAAAGAATACGGTTCAGCTAAAGAAGCTGATGATGACGTAGCTAATCCTGCAACCGACACGAAAGCAGAACACATCAAACAGGATGTAAAAGTCAGTGTTGCTATCCACAAAATATTAGAGGGAGTTGTAGGAGAAGTTTAATGCCAGGTTACGATTATTTATTTAACAACACAGGTCCAACCGGACAAAACGAAATCAAAACAGGTCCAACAGGACAAAACGAAATTATGCCACCTAATTACGGTGGTCCAGTGGGTTATGGTTTTCCAGTGGATCTCCAAGCTAATCTTATGGCACAAGGCGCTGGAGCATTCGGATCAGGAAGCATGACTCCAGGTCAAATAAGACAAGATGCCATCAACTGGGGACAAAAAGCTGGATTACCAAACAGGATATCTTTTGCGGGAGAAAGAGGTAGGGACATACTAAACCCTAATGAAATGAGAGTTAATGCACCTTCCGTTGAACACTGGAAGCAAAAAGCACAAAGAAAAATGATGATGGATAGGATGTACGAAGGAGAGGTTAACCCATACTATGGTCAAGATCAAGATTGGGGATCATCTGAAGGAATTGGAAGTTTACTAGAAGCAAATGTAGATCCATCGGACTGGAGAGTTATTCAACAAATTATGGGTGCAGGTGGTAATCCTGATGACTATATTGAAACAGCAGGTTTAGGTTCAGATATTTATAATTATTTAGATGACATGTTAGATTTTGAAGGCATGAAAGATCAGATACCTTATATGCTAGACAATTTTACACCAAATTGGTTGTATCAAGTACCAGAAGGATATTATGACGAAACAGATGAGTGGAAAGAGGAAATAGTATAATGGGTTGGTTAGATAAAAAATTTAAGAATGTATTTAGAGGGGCTAAAGATTTTTTAGGTAGCCCTGGAGGTATTGCAGCATTAGCAATTGCTTCACCGTGGCTAATGAGTTCAATGGCTGGAGCAGGATCAGGAACTGGAACTGGATTTTTATCAAAGTTGTTAGCAAGTGATAAAGTCAAACCTTTAGGATCATTAGTAGATTTTGCAACTAAATCACCGCTTATAACAAATGCTGCAAAAAATGCAGCGATGAACTATGGTATTGCTACACTAACAGGATCAGAAAATCCTGAAAAAGCAGCACTGTGGTCAGCCGCAGCGTCGGTACCTTTTTCTTTTATGAAAGCAAACAACATGGCTAATACTTTTAATAAAGGATTAGATAAAAAACAACAAATTAGTTACTTAGATATTCTTACAGGGAAAACACAACCTGGAACGTACACAGATATCCCTGGAAAATTTCAAGGATATAAGGATATGGCTTCTGGTACCGGTGGATATGATACGGAAACTTTTTCTCGTATGGGAAACACACCGGCTCCACTGCAAGAATTCTCAACGAAGTCAGGTCCAGGACCTTGGAATGAAATGGGATTTCAAGAAGCTATAACAGGACCTAGTAGCACAAGAACATTAGACCCTATGCAATATTTTACTAAAGATATGGATCCAACTACTTTATCAAAGCTATCAAGTAACCCCGGAATTGGATCAATCCTTCCATCACTAGGATTAGAAAATGTAGATATAAGTGCATCACTTGTACCACAAATAGCAGGACTATATGGTGGACGTATGAGTGAAGCAAGGAAATGGGAAAAATTTAAAGAACAACAAATTAAAAGAATGGCTTTTCAATATGGTATTCCATATGAAGAAGCTAAAGAAATATTTAAAGATGGTTACACTAACCCTTATTACACTACTACATCAGCAGGCGATTATGGTGATGTAGCATTTAATAAAGGTGGCTCACCAGCATACAAAGATAGTTATATAGCAGGAGGAAAGGTAGTAGGACCTGGTACAGGTAAGTCTGATGACATACGTCCAGTAGCATTATCTAATAATGAATTTGTTATTACAGAAAAAGCAGCTGAAAACTTTCCAGGTGGACATGCAGGATTATATTCAATGATGAATAAATTAGATCCTGACTCAGAAACAATTGAAGAAGCAAGGGTGATGGTATAATGGCAGCGTCAGATTATCCTTCAGGTTTTGAGGTAAACACACAGCAAAGTAGCATGTCTCCAGAAATGGAGGCTAAGTATCTTTGGCTCATGGACCAAGCGGTTAAGTTTGGTCAAAATCAATTCGGTGGCCAAGGCCCAATTACACCACAATCAATAGCTGGATTTAATCCAGAGCAAGTTAAAGCATTACAGATGGCACAATCCGGCATTGGTGCTTACCAACCAATGATGGACAAAGCAGAAGCTGCTACAGACAAGATGACAAATGCAACGTTTGATCCATCATCTTATGAAAATTATTTAAATCCTTACCAAGATTATGTAACACAAGGAATATCAGATCAATACGACAAAGCCATAAACCAAGCCAACATGGGCGCTGCTTCACAAGGAGCGTTTGGTGGTTCAGGCACAGGAATTATGAACGCAGAATTATTAGGAGGAAAGTCACAGGCTATTG